ATGAACCTCGAATCAATCGCTAAATACTTTGCGCCTAAATCACCGATGTTCAGTGACTCTCCTCGCGCAACCGCATCAGACAGTCTCACCGGCACTGACGTTATGGCGGCGCTTGGCCTTGCTGGCCACAAGTGCGGGTTTGGTTTCGATCTTTACCTCTCGAAAATCGGCATTAGCAGCCCAGATATAGCACTGGAGAGACTCTATGAGCAGGCACGTAAGTTATCAGGTAAATTCAGAGCACTGTCTGAACTCGATGAATCAGCTCGGTCAGGCGTGCTTAAGGTTCTCTGCGCTTTTGCATACCAGGATTATTCAAGAAGTGCTGCCAGCACTCGAAAATGTGATTGCTGTGATGGTGGCGGATTTACAGAGGCGCAAGTGTTTACCAACAAGGTCTCATACCCATGGGGGAAACCGCCTTACTGGTCGAAAATGTCGCGTGCCGTTCGCCCAAGCGACTGGGAGAGCTGGACACAGGCGCGTGAGGTGGTGCGAGTTAAATGCAAGCCGTGTAACGGAAAAGGCGTTATCAGCAATTCGTGTCGCTGCCATGGCAAAGGTAAGGTGCTGGACAAGGCAGAAAGCGATCGCCAGGGCGTTCCAGTAATGAAAGCCTGCGACCGCTGCGGTGGTAGAGGTTACGCCAGGCTTAAGTTCTCAACGGTAATTGAGGGCGTTAATACTGTTGCGGAGATAAAGAAAACGGCGGCTTATGACCAACTTCAGCCGCTCTTTGAGGAACTTGTCGCCGAATGCCATAAGCAGGAGTCTATGGCTGATGCCATTCTCTCAAAAGTAACGAGATGAAAATAATTTTCTCTGATATTGAAAATATATAGGAAATAGGTATTGCATTTCGCGGAAAAACTGGATAGATTCATCTCTAACGCTGGGAATCCGTTCAGTCGTTCCGAAGCCAAAAAAATTCAAGCCCGAGGTTAGCGCCTTGGGCTTTTTTATTTGCGGTACGCCGCACACCGAACCCACTACCTGGGACCCTTCGGCCAGAGAGCCGGCATTGCCTTACCCTCATCTTCCTGGCTATTCGCCAGGTTTTTTATTCCAGGCTCCGGGAACCATCATCGACACGCCTACTTGTTAAATCGTCCCGAGGGCCTGATCCCTTACTACAAACAGCACCCCGTTCTTTCGGAGGTGATATGGCTAAACGTATGCAAGATAAAGAAAGCATTGCCGGAGTGTCATGGCTGATTGTCCTTGCTCTGTCATGCTGGGGCGGCCTGGTCCGATACCTTATTGACGTGAAGCAGAACAAAGCCGCCTGGAGCTGGGTCAATGCGCTGGCGCAAATTGCAGTGTCCGGCTTTACCGGTCTTATTGGTGGCCTAATCAGCGTTGAAAGCGGGCTTAGCCTTTACATGATCCTGGTTACTTCTGGTATCAGCGGGGCGATGGGGTCCGTGGCACTGACGTACTTCTGGGAACGTCTGACGGGGATGAAGAATGCAAACCAGTGATAAAGGCATTGCCCTGATCAAGCAGTTCGAAGGCTGCAAGCTCACCGCGTATCAGGACAGCGTCGGAGTGTGGACGATCGGCTATGGCTGGACCAAGCCTGTCGACGGCAAACCGATCCGAGCCGGGATGACGATTAAGCAGGAAACTGCAGAACGCCTGCTGAAGACCGGGCTGGTCAGCTATGAAAACGACGTGTCCCGCCTGGTCAAAGTTGACCTGACTCAGGGGCAATTCGATGCTCTGGTGTCGTTCACTTACAACCTCGGCGCCCGGTCACTGTCGACATCGACCCTTCTGCGAAAACTCAACGCCGGTGATTACGCTGGCGCTGCCGATGAGTTCCTGCGCTGGAATAAAGCTGGTGGTAAAGTCCTGAATGGGCTCACCCGTCGCCGGGAGGCAGAGCGGGCTCTGTTCCTGTCATGATTGGCGATATGGTCAAACGTTACTGGTTGCAGCTGCTGGTGGTGGCGTTAATCGGCGTGCTGGCGTTCTTCGTAAACCGGTACCGCGACAACGCCATCACCTACAAAGACCAGCGCGACAAAGCCACCAAGAGTCTCCGCCTGGCGAACGCCACCATCAAAGACATGCAGGTGCGTCAGCGCGATGTTACTGCGCTGGATGCCAAATACACGAAGGAATTGTCCGATGCGAAAAAAACCATTAACGATTTGCGTCGGGATGTCGATTCTGGCGCTAAACGGCTGCGCATCGCCGCAACCTGCCCTGGAGTGCCAAAAGCCACCTCCTCCACCGGCGTGGATGATGCAGGAGCCCCCGAACTTACTCCAGACGCTCGACGGAATTATTTCGATCACCGGGACGGAATCGCAACCGCTGACAAGATGATTCGCGGCATGCAGGACTACATCAAAGAGCAGTGTCTTAAATGATTCGTTACCCAAATAACAGAGCCTGACTTCGGTCGGGCTTTTTTATGCCCGCAGTAAACCGCGCATCGCAGCGCATAACAATCCCGAGTCTTTCAGAAAGCTGAGCCTGAGAACTGCCGTATATGGTGGCGACCATCTCGGGGCGGCTTTTCTGTGCGAACAGGCTCATCTTTCTAAAGGAACATCGCCATGCAATTAGTTGAAATCAAGAAGCTCGACCTGGTCACCAACTCGGCAGTGATCGCCAGTGGTGTTATGAAGGATCACAAGCCAGTGATTCAACTCATCAGGAAGTACAAAAGCGACCTCGAAGAGTTCGGAAGGGTGGAATTTGAAATGCGACCCTTTCAAACCGATGGAGGCATGCAGAAGCAGGAAATAGCACTGCTAAACGAACAGCAAACCACGCTGTTGATCACCTACATGCGAAACAATGAAGTTGTGCGTGAATTCAAAAAGCGCTTGGTATATGAATTCTTCACTATGCGCAGCGCGCTGGCGAAGAAGAAGATGGATCGCAACTCGGCGCGTCTGGAGTACAAGCCTATGACCGATGCCATCAAGCATGAGCGTGAGGCGCAGGGTAAGCAGATCGCCCCGCATCACTTCAGCAACGAAGCTGACCTGATTAACCGACTGGCGCTGGGCATGACGGCGGCCAAGTTCCGCGTGCATCACGAAATCGGGAAGAAAGAGCCGATCCGCGATTACCTGACGCCGGAACAAATTCACTGCATCACCGAGCTACAGCGCGCCAACACGGTATTCATCAGCATGGGGTGGGACTTCGAACAACGCAAAGAAGTGCTGCGCGGCATGTTCGAGCGTAATCACCGCCAGCCACTTATCGAAGAGCAGCACCGCTTGGCCGCATAACCACAAATCTGTGGTTTTTGAGAGCCACTTTCACAACGGCTTTCCATTACAAAGCTCACCTGCTGGTGGGCTTGATAATGGTATGTATTGTCTTCGGGAAGGCTTTGTAGATGTTAAGCGATTATTAAGAGGCAATCATGACTTTAGCTGAACGTGTAAAGAGAATTGAGAGCGAATTAAAAGATATTAAATCGCAACTCAATTCTGGTACCGATTCTAGGAAAACAGCAAAAGCAATGCCCTTATCCAGTCTTGCAAAAGAGGGAGGTATCCCTGGGGGGTTAGTTAAAAAATGTTAACTCAAATACTTGATTGGAAAAATCCATCGTAAGGGCGCCCATTTTAATTAGTTGCATTCCGAAAACGACTTGGAATTTTCTCCCGTTACTTACCAATGGTACTGAAGTCAATTCTGTTGAAAAAACTCTTTCGTCTTCAGTGAACGATATTACCGCGTGCCGAACTGTAGTTTCTATAGTTGAGGTGGCTCCGCTTACAGTTGTTTTTTCCGCGACTGGGAGTTTTAAATTGTCAGCAAAGTCTGAATCCACATAGCAAAGATCTGCTCCGGTATCTATAAGTGCGTAGGCACCAGCCTTCAATCCATTTGGTTTATAAACGTTTATATCTTTTGGGCTACTTGGCCATATTGTCAATGGAACTACGGGAATTGCATGCTCCGTGGGGGTATCTGATACCGATCCATCAATAGGGGAAATAAATTTGATTTTTACTTTGGTGATCATCCTTATTCCTTCGAAGAGTTATTCAGCCATCCCTCTGCGCATATGTGCGCCAGTGTCCCACCACTGACGGGCTGAATGCTTACCTTACCCAGGGTTAATGACAAGTAACACCCTGATATTCAAACAGTAGCCGCCATCGTGCGGTTTTTTATTGCCATCACCATGGGTAGGCTCATCGTAATGGCAATACCCTAACAAACGGATAAAGAGGCTCTCAATGTCCGACATCTACCAAATCACGCTAACCACCCAAACAGGCGAAACCTTCACGGGCAAGATGTCACGACGTCAGCCTGAGCTGGTGAACGGCTTTGTGCCGCTGGCGACCGAGACGGGCGAGTGGCTTTACTTCGCTCCTGACGACGTGAAGCGCGTGCAGTTCACGCCAGTACCGACAGAGCAGACCGAACAGTTAGACGAAATTGCAGGTTAGCCAAAACAAAGGCGACCACACCAATAGATCAGGCCGCCGATTAAAAATGTTTATGAATTACTCGCGCTGAATTCTTTCCCATTCAGCCTTGTAATGCTCCTTTTCGTCGACGCATGAAGGGCATAGCAGCCCTCCATAATACATTTCATTTTCAATAGCACCTTCGAGATCGTCACCCTCAAGTATGACTTGGCAGTCGTTATGATGTCCTCCAGGGTTGGTAACTCCATCACATTTCTCGGTTAAGAAAGGTTCTAAAACTGCCTGTTGCTTCGCGGTTAAGCTGTCGAATCCATTATCAACTGCTCTTTGGGCTAATCCTGGAACCATCGTATTTTGATTATGAAAACGATCATGTTTTAGCATCGCATCAAGAAGTGATTCTGTAGACATTAAAACTCCTTTTAACTTGGAATAAACATGGCACTCACTGACAAGCAAGAAATGTTCTGTCGCGAGTACCTCATCGATTTAAACGCCACTCAAGCGGCTATTCGGGCGGGGTACAGCGTCAAAACCGCAAACCGCATAGCTGCCCAGAACTTGTCAAAACTTGACATCCAAAACAGAATCGCCGAACTCAAAGCAAAGCGCAACGAGGACGTCGGCATTGATGCTGATTATGTGCTGCGGCGCTTAGTTGAAATCGACCAGATGGACGTTCTGGACATCCTGAATGACGACGGTAGCCTCAAAGCGATCAGCCTATGGCCCAGATCGTGGCGAACGACGCTCACCGGGCTCGATATCAGCACGACCATACAGAACTTCGACGAGGAAACGGCGGAAACCATCCTCAAAAAGATAAAGTGGCCTGACAAGGTGAAGAACCTTGAGTTGCTCGGCAAGCACGTTCGCGTGCAGGCCTTCAAAGAGCAGGTTGAGCAGAAAGTCGTAGCGACCCACAACGTCATGCTGGTACCGACTAGCGACAACGTGGATAGCTGGGAAGCGGCAGCACAGAAGCAGCAGAGCGAGGTTCTTGGTGGATGAATTACAAAGCCGTCTGGAAACCTCTGCCGGGATCGCAATCGCTCTCACTGAGCTGCCCCTGTAACGAAATTCTCTACGAGGGAACGCGCGGTCCGGGTAAAACTGCCGCGCAGCTGGCGCGTTTCCGTCGCCTCGTTGGCCTGGGCTATGGCTCGTTCTGGCGTGGCGTGATATTCGATACCGAGTATAAGAACCTTACCGACATCATCACCCAGTCGAAGCGTATGTACCGCCTGTTTAACGACGGTGCGCGTTATCTGGCGTCAGCATCTGAGCTGCGCTGGGTGTGGCCTACCGGTGAAGAGCTGTTGTTCCGCTTCGGGAAGGAAGAGGGCGACTACTGGGACTATCACGGTCAGGAGTTCCCGTTCATTGGCTTCAACGAGCTGACCAAGCAGCAGTCTGGTGAGTTCTACGAGATGATGTTCTCCTGCCGGCGCTCATCGTTCAGGCCGGAGAATTACCCACGGGAAGATGGCTCGCTGCTGAGGCCGATCCCACTGGAGACGTTCAGCACCACAAACCCGTTTGGCATTGGCCACACCTGGGTTAAGAAGCGCTTCATCGAGCCAGCGCCGCGCGGCACCATCATTCGCGAGACGCAAAAGGTGTTTAACCCGCAGACCGAACGCGAAGAGGACGTGACGCTTACCCGTGTTGCGATTCACGGCTCGTTCAAAGAGAACCCGTATCTGGATCCCCAGTACATAGCCACACTTATGGCCATCAAGGACCCGAACCGGCGCAAAGCATGGGTCGAGGGCTCATGGGATGTCACCAGCGGCGGGCGCTTTGACCATCTATGGAATGCCTCGCATCACGTCATTAAGCCGTTCCGCATTCCGGATAGTTGGACAGTTGACCGCTCCCACGACTGGGGTGAGTCGAAACCGTTCTCAAACCTTTGGTGGGCGCGTGCCGACGGCACCGCCGCCGAGCTGCCTGATGGTCGCCAGTTCTGCCCGCCGGCTGGGTCGCTGATCCTGATTGGCGAATGGTATGGCTGCCCGCCTGATGAACTGAATAAAGGCCTGAATATGTCATCCACAAACGTCGCAAAAGGTGTGGCTTGGGTGGATAAGCGGCTGGTGGGCGAAGAGCTTGCTGAGCCCGAGGAGATAAAACTCAACGGGGTAACTCAGGGGCAACTAAACATTATGCCCGGCATCTGCAAGAAGGTAGTTCCCGGCCCTGCTGACGGTGCGATCTACAACACTGGCGATGACGAACTCTCCATTGCACAGAAAATGGAATCGCAGGGCGTCAAATGGGTGCCATCCAATAAAAAACCGGGATCGCGCGTGAACGGCGCGGCGCTATTTGCTGACATGCTCGAGGCCGTGATTGAAGGTAAAAAGCTGGAATCCGGCATCCCAGAGAAACCTGCATTTTACGTTTTCGACTATTGCCGTGGCTGGATAAGCCGTGTGCCGGTACTCGTGCGCGACAGCAAAAACCCTGACGATGTAGATACCCAGCAGGAAGACCACGACTGGGATGCTACACGATATGCCGTTCTGCATTCACCCCCGAAGAAAGTCGGCAAAGTCACCAACCTGAGGCTCTAACTCCATGCCTGACATTTCAACACCCAATCTGGACTATGGGAACATGGTCGAGGCTTGGGATATCAACGATGCCCTGATGGGCGGCACGCTCTATATGCGACAGCTTGGAGAGTCTTATCTCCCGCGCTGGCCAAAAGAAGACAAAGAGGACTACAAAAAACGCCTCGCCGTGGCCACGCTTCTGCCAGCCTACGAAGAGACCATTAAGCAAAACATCGGGCGTGTATTCGCCGAGCCCATTAAGCTTGCCGAGAATGTGCCTGATGAGCTGCGAGAGTATGCGAAAAACTTCGACCTTGAGGGGACGCGCCTGGACGTATGGGCGCAGGCATTCTTCGGTCTGGCGATGCAGTATGGACTCTCCCACGCGCTGGTGGATTATCCCAGGGTGGACACCGAAAAGGTGAAAACCAAAGCGGAAGAGAAAGCTACTGGCGCGCGCCCATACGTCACCATGCTCAATCCCCGGCAGGTGATCGGATGGAAGTCGAAAATGGTAGACGGCAAAGTGGTGCTGACCGAGCTGCGTATCAAAGAGGTAGTTATCGAGGACGGCGACGACTTCGGGCAGACAAAGGTCGAGCAAATTCGTTATCTGACACCTGGAATGGTGCAAATCTACCGCAAGTCGAAAGGTATCGATGGGGCGGCGAACTGGGAGAAGTTCGACGAATGGACAACATCTCGTAAGGACATAACACTGGTGACGCTCTACACCAAGCGCACCGGGTTTATGTGTGGTTCACCTCCACTGCTCAATATGGCTCTGCTGAACATCAAGCACTGGCAGAGTCAAAGCGAGCAGGACAACATCCTGCATGTCGCCAGGGTGCCGTTGCTCACGGTGTTCGGTTTGGAAGAGGGGCAAGAGCTGATAATTGGCTCGTCTTCAGCTACGTCGTTCACTGATCGGCAAAAGCAGGGTCTGGAGTACGTCGAGCATACAGGCTCCTCCATCGGTGCTGGTAAAGAGTCGCTGGCAGAACTTGTGGAGCAGATGCGCCAGGCTGGTGCGAAGCTGCTTCGTACGGAAAACACCTCTACCAAATCGGTAGACCAGACCTCTGAAGAGAAAATGCAAGAGCAGTCACCGCTCTACACCATGGCTACCAGCCTTGAAGATGCGATCGACAACATTCTGCAAATCATGGCCGAGTACATCGGCGAGAAAGATGGTGGCAACGTTGATGTTCGCACTGAGCTGGATATCGAATCGACCGTATTCAATCCGTCCGCCGCGCTTGCCATCCAGGCACTGCGCCAGGGTGGTGATATCCGTCGAGCTGATGCGATTAAATCGCTACAGAAGTTGAACATTATTGATGCCGATGCGGATCCTGATGTGGTTCTGAGCGAACTGCTGGCTGAGTCAGCATCTCTGACTGAACCGCCACCGGGCGAGGTGTGATATGGCTCGTTCGGTAAACGACAGGTTGCAGGACGAGACCATAGCTCACGGACTTTACGTGACGCGCTACGGGACGGGTGTTGCCCGACGAATGGTGGGGCTGCTTAACAGGATGGATGCTGATCTGGCTGCCCGGCTGCTTGTTCTGCTGGAGGGTAAGCGCGCTGATACCTACAGCGCTCGCCGCCTGGCTTCGCTGCTGGCTGGTGTGCGCGACCTGAATCAACAGGCCTATGAACCGGTGAATGCTGCGCTGGCACGTGAACTGACGCGCTACGTTGAATATGAGGTCGGTTATCAGTTTGACCTTTTTAGCAGCATCATTCCGAAGCAGATCCTCAGGCATGTACCGCTCCAGAGCATCGCGCCTGAGCAGGTTTACGCCTCAGCAGTGACTCAGCCATTCCAGGGGCGCTTGCTGAAGGAGTGGGGCCAGAAGCTTGAAACGGATCGGCTGGATAAAATCACCAACGCTGTGCGCACCGGTTTCCTTCAGGGTGAAACGGTAGATCAGATCGTTAAACGCGTTGCCGGAACGCCGAAACTCAATCGTGAAGATGGGGTGATTAACGCCTCCCGTCGCGACCTGGCGGTGGTGGCCCGCACGGCTGTAAATCACATGGCCGCTACTGCGCGTCAGGAGTTCGCACAGGGCAACAGCGATATCGTAAAGGCCAAACAGTGGTCCTCAACGCTGGACACTCATACCAGCCAGTGGTGCATTATCCGCGACCGAAAGCTTTACACGCTCGACGGCAAGCCGCTGGGGCATGAAATTCCGTATCTGCGCGGACCCGGCAAAATCCACTTTTGCTGCCGCTCCGGTGAAATCCTGATTACCAAATCGTGGGAAGAGATGCAGATAGCCTCTGGCGAACTGAGAAGCGCCACACGCGCTTCGATGGATGGACAGGTGCCATCGCATACCAGCTATGCCGAATGGCTCGTCAGGCAACCGTACGCACGGCAGGAGCAGGTGCTGGGCGTTACTCGCGCGCGGATGCTGCGTGACGGCAAAATCACCGTGCCTGAGATGTTCAATGATGCCGGGGAGTTTCTGACCCTGGACGAACTGCGCCGCGTGGATGCGTCGGCGTTCCAGTAACAAAAAACCAATCAATATCAGGCTGCCTTCGGGTGGCCTTTTTTACGCCTGCCGCTAAGCGGATGCGACGCGGTGACCGGGTCGGATGACCTATTACCAATGGCCGGAAGGCTGGAGCAAAAACAATGAAACTGAAACTTGATGCTAACGGAAATGTGGTCGTTGAAAACGGTATGCCTGTGTACATCCATGATGATGGCAAAGAAATCCCGTTCGACGCAGCCGCAGCGATGACCAAAATCACCTCCCTGAACGGTGAAGCTAAAACTCACCGTGAAGCGAAGGAGGCGGCGGAAGCCAGTCTCGCGAAATTCTCTGGCATCACCGACCCGGCCAAGGCGCTCGAAGCCCTGGAGATGATGACCAAAATCGACCAGAAAAAACTGATCGATGCTGGTGCCGTTGACCAGGTAAAGGCGGAGATCACCAAAGTTTTCCAACAGCAGCTGGACGAGGCGAACGGCAAGACCAAGCAGCTGGAAACTCAACTCTACGACGAGATGATCGGCGGCCGCTTCGGTGGCTCTAAGTTCATTTCCGAGAAGATGGCGATCCCGACTGAGTTCGTGCGTTCCTACTTCGGTCAGAACTTCAAAATCGAAGAAGGGAAGGTTGTGGCCTACGACGGCCAGGGCAATAAGGTGTTCTCTCGCACCAAGCCCGGCGAGTTAGCCAGCTTTGATGAGGCCCTGGAGTCTCTGGTCGAGTCGCATCCGCAGAAAGATTACATCCTCAAAGCGTCCGGTAATAGCGGCGGAGGTTCTCACCAGTCGCAGCACCAGGCCGGGCAAAAAACCATGAAACGCGATGCGTTTGATGCATTACCTCCAGCAGAGCAACAGGCTGTGATTGGCGGCGGCACAAGCATCGTTGATTAATCGAAAGGAATAAATACATGTCTAATACTTTGACTGGCCTGATCCCTACCATTTATACGGCGCTTAACCGCGTTTCACGTGAGCAGGTAGGTTTTATCCCGGCAGTGGCTCGTAACGCTAAGGCCGATGCTGCAGCTAAAGACCAGACCGTCACCGCGCCAGTGGCACCAAAAACCACCACGGTAGACATCACACCGGCACCGACCGCACCAAACGACGGAGATCAGAACATCGGCACCGTGGATGTCAAAATCACCAAATCAAAAATGGCTCCGGTCAAATGGAACGGTGAAGAACAGTTGGCGATGGGGCCATCAGGTAACTACGACGTTATCCTTGCCGATCAGTTTTCTCAGGCCTTCCGCGCGCTGAGCAACGAAATGGACGCAGACCTGGCTGCGCTGTTCTACAAATCTTCCCGTGCAGTTGGTGCACCAAAAGAGACGCCATTCAGCATTAAAGACGATCTGTCTGATGCAGCGCTGGCGCGTCAGATTTTAGTGGATAACGGTGCACCGACTACCGACATGCGCATGGTGCTGGGCGGCGAAGCGATGGCCTCAATTCGCGGAAAACAGTCGGTTCTGTTCAAAGCGAACGAAGCAGGTACCGATCAGCTTCTGCGTGAAGGTATTATTGGCCGCGTGATGGGCTTTAACCTGCACGAATCCGCCAACATCAAGCGCACCGCGAAAAGCACGGCGGCGGGCTATAAGGTCAACGGCGCGAAGAAAGAGGGCGACATCATTGTGGCCATCTCTGCGGGTACAGGTGGGATTGCAGTCGGTACTGCAGTGAAATTCGATGGTGATGACAATCAGTATCTGGTCGTTGCCGCCACTTCTTCCAGCATCACCATTGGTGCGCCGGGTCTGCGTCAGGATCTGGCAGACCAGGCAGCCGTCACCGTGCTGAGCGAGTTTGCGCCAAACATGGCATTCGACCGCAACGCATTCCTGCTGGCGTGCCGCACCCCGGCAATGCCAAAAGGCGGCGACACCGCCGACGATGTGATGAACGTGACCGACCCGGTATCCGGCATCACCTTCCAGATCGCGCTCTATCGCCAGTACCGTCAGGTGCGTTACGAGGTTGGCGTGGCATGGGGTGTGGCATCTGTTCAGCCTGAACACTCCACCATCATCATGGGTTAACCACTGGGGCTTCGGCCCCTTTTTTTTCAGGAGGCCCAATGGCCGGATTAACCAAAGAGCAGCGCGCGCAGCGTGAGGCTGAAAAGCTTGCTGAGCAAACTCCTGCCCAGCAGGAACAGCAGCAGGAACAGCAGCAGGAACAGCCAGGTATTGAGCTGGTGGTCATGGTGCGAGATACCCCAGAGTTCCCCGGTGGCCCGCTGAGCGCTGAGGTTCACCCTGACGAAGTGGATAACTGGCTGGCGCTGGACTGGCGTCTGGAGGGATAGCCATGCTGGTTGCCGATCCACATTCACCGGGCTTCAACACTTACGCCAGCGTTGCTGACCTGCGTGCGTTCGCGGCGGGGCGCGGCTACACCGTGCCTGCCGATGACGACGAGTGCGGCATGTTGTTGATGCAGGCGATGGACTTTCTGGAAGGGAAGGCCTGGTGCGGTCAGCGCTTCAGCACATCTCAGCCGCTGTCGTGGCCGCGCTCCGGCGTGCGCTTTGATGGCATTGACCTGCCGGATGACACCATCCCGCAGCGCCTCGTTGACGCACAGTGCCGCCTGGCTATCGAATCGCAGGAGATTGACCTCACGCCGTCGGTCTCCGGTGGCGGCGCGGTCATAGCTGAGAGCGTACAGGGGGCCGTCTCTGTGCAGTACGAGCCGGGAACGAATAAGGCCACTCCTTCATTCCCCTGGTTCTATTCCTCGCTGCGCGGGCTTGTGGTGGGCGGCAACCAGGTCCGGATCGAAAGGGGGTAGCATGGCAATCGACTATCGCCGCATGCGCGCCACGGCAACGCGGCTGCTGACGGAGAACGGCAAAGCCTACCAACTGACTCGCGGCGGAACCACCACCCGCGATCAGTACGGGAAAGAGATTACCACCGAGCCTGTTATCGCGACCGTTACCGGCGTTATCACTGAATACTCCACTCGTGAAATCGACGGCTCTCTGATTGCTACAGGCGATAAGAAACTGGCGGCCACGTTTGAAACGGAAGTGCGCATTGGCGACCTCATTGATATCGACGGCAAAAAGTGGCGCGTGGTTCAGCCGAATCCGGTTAAGCCCGCAGATGTGCTGATCTCCTACAACATCCAGCTGAGGACCTGATTATGACCAGTTCTGCAAATCAGCCGTTCCTGGCTGCCATTGAATTGTTCGTGGATAGCTCGAAGCAGGAGATGGACGAGGTGGTGCGCCGGACGGGTATAAAAATCCTCGCTCAGCTGGTGGAGATGTCCCCGGTAGGCCAGCCTGATATCTGGCAGGTCAACCAGACTGCTACGGCATACAACACTGCGGTGCGGGAGCATAACGCGACCCTGCGTGATAATCCCGACAACCTGACCAAATCAGGACGGCTTAAGCGTGGCCTGAGAGTTAACGACTCGATGGACATCAAAAAGCCAGATGGCTATGTCGGGGGGCGCTTCAAGAACAACTGGTATGTGGGGCTTGATAGCCAGCCAACAGAGTCGAACGATACCCCAGACGCTTCCGGCCAGGGATCTAACTCCCGCGGGATGGCGGTGCTTGAGGTGTTCAGAGTGGGACAGGTCAGCTCGATTTACTTCACCAACAACCTGTCGTATGCCCAGGAGCTGGAAAACGGTCATTCCACCCAGGCGCCGGGCGGGATGGTGGGTATTACAGCTATCGACGCCGCGCAGTTATTCCGTGAGGCAATGAGCGAGGTGCGCAATGGTCGCTGACCAGTCAATGCGTATCGCTGACCTGCTGGAAGGTCGCGTCGCGGTTATCTGCTCCTCGCTCGGGCTGCCGGTGGCCTGGCCAAACATCGCGTTTACTCCACCAGATGATGCGCCTTACGGGCGTGTTTACGTTCTGCCTGCGCAAACTGTGGGGCAGGATCTGGAAGGTCAGTTGCGTACATATCAGGGCATTCTCCAGATCAACATCATCGCGCCGGCAGGCGGCGGGGTGACGCTGGCAAGGGGGCTGGCAAAGTCTGTTGCCGATGCCTTCCATGAAGGGCTGCCGCTGGTGGACGGCGATTTGACCGTCTACATCAACGGCCCGCCGCAGGTGCGCACGCCGATACAGGATCGCCCGACATCTGCACCAAACGGCAGTAGCGGCTCCATCACCTACACCACCCCCGTCAGCATGCAGTACCGCGCTGATTACTGACCCGCCGCCCGGCGGGTTTTTTATTACCTAAATTCAGGAGAGTGCTATGGCATTCGCAATCCCTAACGGCTCGCGTGTGAACGTGGCCAAGGCCTATCAAGCCCCAATCACCTTTACCGCAGCCTCTAACGAGACGGAATGCGAACTGACCGTTGCATCGGCCTCCGGCATTCTGGCCGGTGACGTAGTTCAGGTGAGTTCCGGCTGGTTAAAGCTCGATAACATGGTGCTGCGCGTCAAATCGGTGACCAGTAATAAAATCGTGCTGGAAGCATTCGATACTACCGACACCACCAAATTCCCGGCAGGCACTGGCGCGGGCACGCTGCGTAAAATCGACTCATGGATCACCATGCCTCAGGTGATGACACTGTCAACTGAAGGTGGTGACCAGCAGACCATCAGCGTGCAGTTCCTGGAAGATGATAAAGCGCGAACCATCCCAACGTTTAAAAACGCGGTGGTTCAGGTTTACACCTTTGCGCATGACCCTCAACTGGCGATCTACAAACGCCTCATTGACCTGGATGACTCCAGCGACACCACCGCGGTCTGGTTCCATAACCCACGCGGCAAAGCTGATCGTTTCTACTCAGCCAAAGTATCGTTCCAGCGCGTACCGCGCACGGAAATCAACGCCGTGGAAAGTAACGAGGCGCGCATGAACTTCGAATCGGACATGCAGATTTACCCGATCGCCGATTCATCCGTTACGCCGCTGGCGTTCCTGACCGACCTGCCGGCCACCAAATCGGTTGCCACAGGCACAGCGCTGGATCTGGCGGTGGTAATGAAGGGCGGCTCAGCACCTTACACCTACGTTTGGAAGAAAGGCAGCACCGCTATTCCGGGCAAAACCGCTTCGACGCTCAACATTTCGTCCGTCGCGTCCGGGGATGCTGGCGTTTACACCTGTGAAGTCACCGACGCCGCGGGCAAAACCATCACCTCTGCTGCGTGTACTGTCACGGTCAGCTAACCAATCAGGCCCGGTAAGCCGGGCTTTTTTTTTGGAGTAACCCATGAGCGGAACAATTGAGATTAGTGAGGTTGGGATGACAGTCAATATGGCTGGTGGCGGGAAAATAGTTATCGGCAATTGGGGTGATGGCCCAGTAAATACAATAACCGCTCGGCCACCCCTTACCCCGGAAGAGGGGCTTTACGGTCACGGGCTATGTCTCCTGCCTGATGGATGGGAAGATCTAAGCGGTGATGGACACTGGCAACATCACCTCACTAAATCTTTGCGTCATCTTTGGCCGTCGTTCAGCAGGGAACAGAAGATGGCTATCGCTTACTCCATCAGCGAACTGTCAGATGAGCTGACGAACACCGCATACGAAGGCTCCAGGTAAAAACACATCTGCGCATCGCACGCGCACATCGAAGAAAGTCTTTCAGCTGTGAGCCTGGGCAAACCGTTAACTTTCGGCGGATTTGCCGTGCGACAGGCTCACGTCTAAAAGGAAAATTAAAATGTCAGAACCTTCAATCGTCCCTTACGTAAAAACCACTCCCAAACCTTTTGGTGTGGACGTCGAATGGAAATGGCCGGGTGGCTGCGCGGTGCTAGAACTGCAATGCCTTCATGAAGATGGCCGACTTATGAAAAAACGCATCTTCTGGCCAGCTACCGTATGCCTTATTTCCGGCCTCAAAGCTGGTGAGAGATTGCAGGTGCGCCTGCGTCCAATTGCAGAAGATGGCTCAGCACGAGATTGGCGAGCCGGTGACTGGATCGAAGGGGTTTCTTCTGTCGATGTCGGAGAAATTGTAGAGGCGCTGGACGAAGAGATCCGTAACAGCTGCGCACTTCATGGCCTTAAAGGTGGCTGGTTTGTCGATAAAACCGGCAAGGCTTACATCCACGAAGCGCTGATTGGCGATGGCGTAGTGTCTCAAAACTACAGCGTTAAATTAAACGTCGCCGGCAAAGGCAAGCCGCACGAAGCTGGCATGACCCTCGGTGTTGAAGGTGAGCATAGCAAGGTTGAGTTTCTGGCCGATCGCTTTAAGGTACATGAAGCCGCTTCATCCATCATCGAGAACGCCGTCGCAACAAGCGCGAAGACGAAGATTAGGCTTGGCGATGAAATGAAACAGGCCATCATTGATGCCGTGCGTGAAAGCGATTTGTTCGCAGCCCTCCAGGCAAAGATTGATGCGCAGACAGCTTCAGTAGTTGGCCTGCAACAGGCGATGCACGAAGCGGTGAACGATGCTCTCCTCAATGCGCTCAAGCCAGGCGGTCTGCTGTACAAACGATAACCCCCCATCACGCACTCGAATATTCAACCCGCTACGGCGGGTTTTTCTTTTCTAAGGAACCGAAATGACTAAGTTCTCACTCATCCCCACTCCTACATTTTCTGTGACCGCGAGCATTCCGCGCGCTGGCGCCGAAGACGGCAAACTGACTTTCACTTTCCGCCATAAGACACTGGAAGAGCTGCGCTCTATGGACGAAAAGCTGCAAAAGTCCGCTGAAGGTAAAAAGGGTGCTATCGAGCCGCAGGCCGACTACCTCATGGAAATTGTCGAGGGGTGGGCACTACCTGACGAGTTCACCCGCGACAACGTTATTGTCCTTCTTCAGAACTACCCGCGCGCGTTCGACAGCATCGGTCTGGCCTACACCAAAGAGCTGATGGGTATCCGCGAAAAAAACTGAGGCAGGTCGCCGCAGCGTTGTATACGCCGGGGCCGACTCTCGCGGAGCTGAGCGCTTTTGGTTTGACGCCTGAGGACGTGGAGGAAGAGGTGGGGATCCTGCCATCCATATGGGAGGCCTTTACTGTCTTCTCCGCCCTGGCGACCCAATGGCGCGTAGGCGCGAGCGGTGCGACCGGTCTTGATTACAACGTTCTCCCCTGGATGTTCGAGTTACACGGGGTTGAGGATGCGGCGGCCTGCATGGCTGACCTTCAGATTATGGAAAGCGAGGCTCTCAAGGTAATGCATAAGGAGACGAAATAATGACAGACCAGATCGCCTCGATTACTTTGCGGGCCGATGTTTCTGACCTGAAAACAGCCAGCAACGAACTGGATAAACTCGGCCAGGCGGCGGCCGGTGCTGTAGATAAAGCAGATGATCTGAATAGCGTGTTTCGCGCTGGCGCTGAATCTGCGAAGCAAGGCAGTGAAGGTCTCAAGGAGCAGCAGAACGCGCTCAAAGGGCTGCTGGAGAATATCGACCCGGTTACCAAAGCCTTAAACCGGCTGGATGAGCAGCAAGAATCGCTGCGGAAATTCCAGGCCAAAGGTTTCCTGGATACCGATACCTTCCAGGCTTACAACAAAATCCTGGATGACACCCGCCTCAAGCTGACCGACACCGGAGAAGCCGCGGCGCGTGCTCAGGCCGAATTAGCCGCTACCCAGGCGGCAGAGAAGCAGTCCGCCGCGTTAAAGAATCTCCTGGGCTCCATCGACCCGACGATCCGCGCATTCAACTCGCTGGACGAGCAGCATGCGCAGCTGGTGGCACACTTCGAAGCAGGGCGCATTAACGGTGCTCAGTTCGAGCACTTCAACACAATCCTTAACCAGACGCGTGAGCGCCTCTCTGGTGTCGCTGACGTACTGCCAGAGGCGCTATCCCGGCAGGAAGCAGCTGCCCGGCGTGCTGGAATTTCCGTTGGCCAGTACAGCGCCGCGCTGCGCACTCTGCCGGCGCAGTTCACCGATATCGCGACACAGTTGGCTGGAGGCCAATCCCCTTTCCTGATCTTGCTCCAGCAAGGCGGGCAAATTAAGGATTCTTTTGGTGGATTAGGCCCAATGCTCCAGGCTTTGCGGGACGCATTGTTTGGGTTTGATGGTGATGTTAAGAAAGGTGCGGATGAATCGTCAGCCAGCCTAGATGATGTAACTGAAAGCATTAATGGGGTTGCTGAAGCATCGGAAAACATCAGTAAAGTGGGCGCTGTGGCGGGGTTCCTCAACCCGGTTACGCTTGGCATTGCAGCTCTGACCATTGGTGTGGGCGTGCTTGCAACAGCCTGGTACAAAGGTTCGCAGGAAGCTACTGAGTTTAATCGTCAGCTCATTCTCACGGGGAACTACTCGGCGCAGTATGCAGGTCAGTTGTCGGAAATGGCGCAAAAGATTGGCGGTGCTTCCGGAGAGGTAGGAGATGCGGCGCGAACCCTTGCACAGGTCGTTGGCGCAGGCACGTTTAAAACCAGTCAGCTTGAATCGGTTACTCGCGCTGCGATGGCGATGGAGGAGGCTACCGGGCAATCGGTCGATGCCACGATTAAGAACTTCCAGAAGCTTTATGCCAATCCCACAAAGGCATCGGAGGATCTTAACTCCACGCTGCATTACCTCACTTCCGCGCAGTACGATTACATTGCTTCGCTCGAGCGTCGCGGGGATAAAGAAGGTGCAGCAGAGGCCGCAGCCAAAGCATATAGCCAGGCAGAGCAGAGCCGCAGTCAGCAGATAATCAATAATCTTGGACTGGTCGAGCGTGCAGCCAATAGCGTCAGAAGTTCGCTTAAAGGCATGTGGGATGAACTGCTGAACATTGGCAGGCCAGAAGCACCAGACGACATGCTCAAGCGCATGCAGGCTGATTTGGCGACCAAAGAGAAAGCGCTTTTACCTGAGCGGCAGCGAATGGGTTATGGCTACAGCTACGATACGAGCAGTAGCGACCAGGAGTATGACTCACGACGCAAGGCTCAACTGGCGGCCATCGCAACGCTGAAGGAACAGATCAGCTTAAAGCAAAAAGAAGTCTCCACTCAAAAGGAAATTAATGAGTCTGAAAAGCAGGCAGCCGATGCTGATAATAAGCGTACAAATGCGCTGATTTATCGCAATCGCATCCTTGAACAATCTGCGACCTGGCAGGAAAAGCGAAGCAAGGCCCTGTCTGAACTTTGGAAAAATGTCGCGGCCTCGCCCGGCGACTGGAGTGCGGCGCAACGCCAGCAGGCTGTCGACGCGATTAACAAGCAGTTTCATCCGGATAAAACACCCAAAACTCCAGCTGTTAAGGTGTCTGCTGGTGATCGCTCAACCGACACTTACAATGCTGAGACTTTAGCTCTGCAAGCGCAGCTAAAAACGCTCCAGGAACATCGTGATATCAACGATGTGATTAGCCAGCAGCGTAAGCAGCAATGGGAACTGATTTCCAAAATCAGTATTCTCGAGTCAACGGCAAATGATCCAAAAGGCCGTGCGCTTACCATTGATGAGAAGTCACTTCTCGCCAATAAGGATAAACTTCTCGCTCAGGCTGATATTAATGCCGCACTGGGCGATCAGATTGCCAAACAGCAGAAACTGAACACCCTTGCCGATCAGGCAACAAAATTTGCTCAGCAGCAGGCAGCTAAGCAAGCGGAAATTGACGCAGCGGCTAAAGGGACATCAACCAGAGAGGCGGAGCGGGCGGCAACACGTCAGCGTTTGTCTGAGACCTATGCCTTCAATCCTGACGCGCAAAAAAAAGTTTTGGCTCAGCAGGAAGAGACATACCGGAAGGAAGACGAACTTCGCAGTAATTGGCAGGCTGGAGCAAAGCGCGGATGGGCTGATTATGCGGATTCTGCAACTAACACATTCGAAGCAATGCGTAACGTGGCTGGATCCACATTCAGTGGACTTTCCGACATGCTAACCAGCTTGGTCACAACTGGTACAGCCAGCTTCAAAGAATTCACCAAATCCATATTAAAAATGATCGCCGAAGTGACCAATCGGTTGCTGGTCGCCTACGCAGTGCAGGCGGCTATGGGGTGGATTAATGGATCATCAAATCCGCAGGGTGGTGGGATTGGCAGTCCTGATTTTGTTGGTCCAGTCAGGAATGCCAAAGGCGGGGTTTATGACTCCCCAGGCCTCAGTAAGTACGTCAATGGGGTATACGATTCACCTCAGTATTTTACGTTCCAGGGGGCCTCTAAATTTGCCAAGGGTGGTGTATTTGCCGAGGCAGGCGAAGAGGCAATCATGCCGCTTACGCGGGATTCTGCTGGAAGACTAGGTGTCAGGGCTCAGGGCGGTGGCGGTATGGCTCCGGTTATTAATACCACCGTTAACGTTGATGCTGGTGGTTCTGCAACTGCTCAGTCTTCCAGCTCAGGTGATGCTATGGGCCGTACCCTTGCTGATGAAATGCAGAACGCTGCGTTGCAGGTTATCCAGAAGCACCTTAAGCCTGGAGGCATGATCTACAACTTCAGTAAAGGCAGGTAGTGTTTGCGTCGTCCCCTGGTTAATATGATGAAAACCATAAAAATCAGGGGATGATTGTGTTAAAAAAAATCTTTAAGAAGATCTTAAGAACCATTGGACTATTACTGCTTCTGATTGTAGTGATTATTGTTGCAGCGCTGGTTAACAAACCTTCAGAACAAGAAAAGAAGCAAAAAGAAGCCAAGGAACTTACGGATAAAAAACTGGATGAGCTTCGCGATGCCTGTGAAGCTTACGTAAGGATGTCAGTCATTAACAAAAGCACCCTGGATATGTCGGTGTTTGGCTCGAACAGATGGCTCGGTGACGACGGTAAGTTTTACGCCACGCAGGAGTTTAGCGCCAAAAATAAATTTGGTCTTGAGCAGAAATTCAGGGCTGAATGTATTGAAGACAAGGATGGGAAGACTGATTACCGGCTTGTAGAAATGAATGGAAGTTAAACCAAAATGGTTTGATATCTTTCCCTCCCATGCTTTCAACCAATATTAAGCCTCGCACATGCGGGGCTTTTTTTATGGAGTAAATATGGCAGTTGAAACATATAGCTGGCGCTCTCAGCTCGGTGCTGGCGCGATTGAATATAGCCAGACGGTGCGCGCGGCGCAGTTCGGCGATGGCTATGAGCAGGTGGCTGAGAATGGCATCAACTCCACAGCCATTCAGGTGCCGATGAAGCATACAGGAGCAGAGGCTGAGGTTGATGCAGTCCGTGATTTCCTCCTGGCTCATACCGTGAAGGCCTTCATCATCACGCCGCCGGGAGAAGAGAAGGGGCTTTACCGTGTAGTCGCAGATTCTGTGCGGAAAAATCAGATCAGCAGCAAATTCGCTGAGCTGACATTCACTATCAAACGGGCTTATGGGGTGTATGCATAATGGCATTAGTCGATCAGGCGGCAATGCTGGCGCCGGGTGGCAGGGTCCGCCTGGTTGAAGTTGACGCCTCAGAGTTCAGTGGCGGGATCCACCGATTCCACTACGCACCTTTCCCCCATACACCCGAAGAGATCGATGTTGCCAATGGAGATGAACAAAAGCTTGGACCCAAGCCAATCGTCTTCGGAGGCAACACCTACGATTTTTGGCCGTTTCAGGTTTCAGGCCTGGAGCTTTCAACAGACCAGGCGGCGGAGCCCACCCTCAGCGTCTCAAACCTTGACGGCCATATCACTGCGCTGTGCCTGCAATTTAAGGACATGGTTAACGCCAAAGTGGGCATTATCGATACCTATGCGGTCTATCTCGATGCTGTGAATTACCATGGTGGCGTAAACCCTGCAGCTGACTCGTCAATGTTCACCCTTCAGACTTTCTGGCTTGACACCAAAACCTCCGAAGACGACGAAGTGGTTTCATGGTCACTCAGTAGCCCCGCAGACTTGCAGGGGCTTGTTATCCCAACCAGACAAATCACCTCGCTCTGCGAATGGGCGCTACGCGGGCAGTACCGGAGCGGCGATGGATGCACCTATAACGGCACTGCGTATTTCGACGCTAAAGGGAATCAGGTATCAGATCCTGCCCTTGATGTGTGTGGTGGTTGCCTCAGTGACTGCCGTAAACGATTTGGCGCTGACCTGGCAGACCCTGACGCGGCCATCCTCGATTTCGGCGGTTTCCCGGCCACAGTACTTTTCACGCGATAACCGGACATCTCAATGAACAAAACCATAATGGCAGCTATCCGGGCGCATGCACTGGAGGAATCCCCGCGTGAGTGCTGTGGCTTCGTTATTCAGTCTGGCCGTCGCCAGCGCTACATTCCCGTGCCGAATACGCACGAAAATCCGACAGAACATTTTCGCATCGACGGCGAGCACTGGGCTAACGCCGAAGATATCGGGACGATTATTCGCGTCATCCACTCCCACCCTGGCGACGGTGCCCGGCCTATTCCGTCCGATCTGGACCGACAACAGTGCAATAACTCCGGCGTGATATGGGGTATTTACGCTCCGGACAGCGATGAATACGCCGAGATAATGCCGGAGGCGGTGCCACTTATTGGGCGTCCGTTTATCCTGGGCTCGAATGACTGCTGGGGGCTGATTATGGACTGGCATGCCATCCAGGGCGTCACGCTGAACGATTTTCGCGTCGATTACCCATGGTGGGAAAGCCAGTACCCCGACAATCTCTATTTCGAAAACTGGGAGCGTGAAGGGTTCGCTGAGTGCGATCCGGCACCAGGCTGTATGGTCATCATGCAGGTTGAATCCGATAAGTGGAACCATGCGGGCATCATCACTGAAGAGGGAGAACTGCTCCATCACCTTTACGGCCAGCCTTCATGTATTACCCCGTATGCCCGAGGCTATTTCAAAGACCGCACGATGATCTGCGTTCGTCACAAAGACCTGCCACAGGAGATAAAGCCATGGCGCGTTTAACCACTATTCGTCTGTATGGCGCACTGGGCGCCAGGTTCGGGCGCGTGCACAAACTGGCAGTGCAGACATCTGCCGAAGCGGTCAAAGCCCTGTGTATCAACTTCGATGGGCTGGAAGACTATCTGATGAATGCCAAAAAAAATGGCATGACCTTCGCGGTGTTTCGCGGTAAGCGCAACATAGGCGTGCAGGACTTCCAGGAGCTGGCAGGCGATAGCGATATTCGCATAGCGCCAGTTATGGAAGGGGCGAAGAAGGCCGGCATGTTCCAGACAATCCTCGGCGCCGTGATGGTTGTTGCTGGTGTTATTACTGGAGTGGCAACCGGCTGGACGGGCGCAGGTTTGACATTTGGGGCCGGACTTATCATGTCGGGCGCGTCAATGATGGCGGGCGGTATTTACCAGATGCTTTCGCCCCAGCCCAAAGGGTTACAGGGTCGCGATGACCCGGACAACAAGCCCAGTTATGCCTTCGGCGGCGCGGTTAACTCTTTGGCGATGGGTAATCCGGTCCCGCTGCTGTACGGCGAGCGCGAGATTGGCGGCGGGATCATCAGTGCCGGCATCGTCGCCGAAGACATTTAATATTTCCTTCTCTGACCAATAAGCACCCAATCGGGTGCTTTTTTTATGGACGCAATATGGAAACCATCACTGGTGCAAAAGGTGGCAGTCAGAAGCAACACACGCCCGTTGAACAGCCAGATTCAGCACAGTCCATGGCGCGCTGCCGCATGTTGCTGGCGCTCGGTGAAGGTGAGTTTGCTGGTGGCCTGGATGCGACCCGGATATTCCTGGACGGTACGCCGCTGGGAAACTCAGACGGAACGATGAACTTTGAAAACGTTTCCTGGGAATTTCGGCCAGGAACACAGACCCAGACGCCGATTCCGGGTTTCCCCGCAGTGGAGAACGAAACTACAGTCGGCGTATCGCTGACAAAAGCCACGCCATGGACGCGCGCGCTGAGCAACACCCAGATTGACGCTGTGCTAGTTCGCATTGGTATTCCGGGTTTGCAGCAGCAGGAAAACGACGCGGATATTGTCGGCACTACCGTAAAGTACCATATCGATCTTGCTGTAGATGGTGGTGCGTTCTCTACGGTCATGACAAGAACTGTCACAGAGAAACTCAGTTCGCTCTATGAACTAACCCACCGTATTAATCTTCCCAAAGCCAGCACTGGCTGGCAAATTCGCGTGGTACGCGACACTGACGACAGCACCAGTCAGATGTTACAGAATAAAACGCAGGTACAGGCAATCACTGAGGTGATTGATGCGCGCCTGCGCTATCCCCATACGGCGCTGCTGTATGTGTCGTTCAACGCCAAATCGTTCAACAATATCCCGAAGGTTTCCTGTAAACCTAAGGGGCGCATTATCCGCATCCCTTCGAATTACGATCCGATAGCCCGAACCTATAGCGGCACATGGGACGGGACGTTTAAGTGGGGCTGGACGAATAACCCAGCATGGATCTGGTTCGATGTGCTCACTGAGCCGCGTTTCGGACTTGGCCGCCGCGTGACGCCAGAAATGCTCGATAAATGGGAGCTTTATCGCATAGCGCAGCGCTGTGATCAGCTTGTACCAGATGGAAAAGGCGGTAGCGGCACAGAGCCGCGCTTCATGTTTGACGTGTACATTCAGGCGCAGGCCGACGCCTGGCAGGTGATCAAGGATATCGCCGCAGGCTTTAACGGCATGACGTTCTGGGGAAACAACATGTTCAATGTTGTCTCAGACATGCCGGCGGACACGTCGAAGCTTCAGATACTGACGCGCGCCTCGGTAGTGGGTAAACCGGTCTACTCGAGCGGCAGTGAGAAAACCCGCTTTTCAAGCGCGCTGATCAACTTCAGCGACCCGGATAACCATTATCAGGACCGCACCACGGCGGTTATGTTTCCGGACCTGGTTAAACAATTCAAGTTTAAGCAGACGCAAATCACTGCGATCGGCTGTACCCGCGAGAGTGAGGCTCAGCGCCGTGGCGGGTGGGCTGTGTACTCCAACTCACTTGACCGGATTATCACGCTACAGACCGGGCTTGATGGCTATGTCTACGTGCCGGGCACCGTGTTTGCATTTGCCGACGAACGCCTTTCAGGACGTGTTTATGGCGGGCGTATAACCGGATATAACGCCGGGTTGAAAGCTGTGACAACCGATCGTGGTACCAGTGCCGTTGCGGGTGACACACTGATGATCCGCACACGGGGCGGTACCGTTGAAAGCAGGGTGATCCAGGCCGTAAACGGCACGCAGCTGGTGGTCGCCACACCTTTCACGGCAGAGCCGTTACCCAATGCTGTATTCGTCATTGATGCCGGGCAGTTACGCCTGCAATACTTCCGCGTTACGAACCTGAGATTTGATGATGAAGAAAACACCTTCACAATCACCGGGGCCGAATATAACGCATCAAAATATGATGCGGTCGACAACAATGCCCGCCTGGACACGCCGCCAATCAGTCTGATACCAACCGGCCTCGTAAACCAGCCGACCAACATCGCGGTAGCGAGCTATGACGCAGTGCGCCAGGGGCAGCGAGTGGCTACCCTGACGGCATCCTGGGATGCGCCGGTCGACAAGAACGGCAAACCACAGGCGGATGTCATAGCCTATCGGGTGCAGTGGAAGCGCGGCGACAATGAGTGGGTTAACGTACCGGAGACCGGTCTTCGCAATATCGAAGTGCCTGGCATTTTCGAGGGTGATTATCTGGTCCGTGTACGCGCGATCAACTCCGGCGGTGCGTCGAGTCTCTGGGCAACTTCCGCGATTACACACCTGAAGGGACGCGCGGGTGATGTACCCAAACCTGTCGGGCTTAAAGCCTCCGAAGACGTCGTATTCGGAATTAACGTCACCTGGGGATTCCCGGCGAATACCGGCGACACCCTGAGCACTGAGCTGCAATACAGCATTGCCGCTGACGGTTCGAATCCGATGCTTTTGGCATCTGTACCGTATCCGCAGAAACTTTATCAGCAGATGGGGCTGAAGGCAGGGCAGGAATTCTGGTACCAGGCACGGCTTGTTGACAGGATCGGGAATCAGAGCGGATGGACCGACTGGGTGCGAGGACAGGCCAGCATCGACGTTTCCGATATCACCGATGCAATCCTGGAGGACATCAAAAGTTCTGAAGTCTTCAAGGACCTAATTGAGGATGCAGTAGCCAGCAGCGAGAAACTGGCCGAACTTTCTGACGCGATTAAGAAGAACGCCGATGGTCTGGCTGCAGCAGTAGGTTCGAATAAGCAGACAGCAGAAGCAATCATTGGCAACGCCCTGGCTATTGCTGATGTTGTTGTGCGCCAGACTGCGCAGCAGGGGGCTAACTCTGCGAAATTCGAACAGCTCCGGGAGGTGATCGCCACTGAGACGGAAGCGCGCGTCACGGATGTTACTCGCCTTGAGGCAAAAACTGCCCAGAATGAAGCGGGTATTACTGATGTTCGCCAGGCGTTAGCAACGGAAACTGAAGCTCGCGCTTCTGCGGTAAGTCAATTGACGGCTGCCACTCAGGTCGCATCTGACAAAGCTGATTCAGCAGCTGCTGTAGGTGCTCAGAATACAGCATCAATCACTGACCTTAGCCAGGTTGTCACGGACCTCGATTCCTCAATGGCATCACGCCTGGAAGAGCTGGGTGCACAAACTGATAAGGCCAGCGGCGGTATTCAGAACAATGCTATCGCGCTGATCACCAGTACGCTCGCGCAGGTTAACCAGCGTAACCTTCTGAGCGTGCAATATGGTGATAACAAAGCCGGTATTGAGCGAGTCGACAATGTCATGGCAGATGCAAGTAAAGCTGTCGCTGAGTCGCTGCGCGCTTTGGATTCCAGCACCGGTGGAAACACCGCGAATGTCACTGACTTGTCAAAGACGCTCGCTGACTTCACTCAGGTGTCTGCTACGCAAATCAACTCGCTGAAGGTCACGGTTAACGGTCAGTCTGCAGCGATTATCCAGAACAGCCAGGTATCAGCGGACATCAATAACAACCTGAATGCGATGTACAGCATCAAGGTTGCCGTGGATGCGAACGGAAAACAGTATGCTGCTGGTATGGGGATTGGTGCTCAGAATACGCCAGCGGGTATGCAGTCGCAGGTGCTCTTCCTGGCAGACCGCTTCGCTGTGATGACTCAGGCTGGCGGCGCCGTGACTCTTCCGTTTGTTATCCAGAACGGGCAGGTGTTCATCAGTGACACCTTCATTCAGGACGGCACTATCAGCAACGCAAAGATTGGTAATTTTATCCAGTCGAATAATTATGTTGCTGGCTCTGTTGGGTGGAAACTGGATAAGTCCGGGACGTTTGAGAACTACGGTTCGACAGCCGGGGAAGGGGCCATGAAGCAGACCAACCAGACAATCAGCGTCAAAGACGGCAGTAACGTTCTCAGGGTGCAGGTTGGCCGATTAACGGGGGTGTTCTGATATGGCTTACGGAATACAGACCTGGGATGCTTCAGGAAAACCTAACAACTATGGCATCAAACCCGTTTCCGTCGTTGGGCGAATACAGCTGGCTGCCGGGCAAACCTCCGGCAGCTGGTCTTTTACGGTGCCCTCAGGAATGAAAGTTGGTTTTGTTCTTTCACTTGATGAAGGAGGTAACAGCGTAGGGCGGCGCATTGTCGCGTCAGGGGGCACAATAACCGTAAGCGCAGCATCTTCTGTAGGCCTGGGTAATTATCCGGCCTCAAAGTGTGAAGTGGTCGTTTTCATGGAGAAAGCATAATGGCCGAATTTGGCGCGATGATATTAATGGACAATGGTAACCCATTTGTAACGCCCCAGTCAACGCCTTTTTGTCTTTACGGCAAGTACACTTTCAACTCCTCTGCTAATGGCAGTTCGCAGCAGGTTGCTCAGAATATTGCATTAAATGCTGACTACCCTGTGATGGTATTTATCAGGACCACAAATACCGCCCAGCCCACGCCAGTAATATCTTACCGGAACGGCGGAAATGTATATGTCGCGGGGGTTAATCCCTATAACCAGAGCTTCACGTTAACCGCATATATATTTGCCATATTTCCCCAGGCGTTACCTAAATGGGGGATGGCCATCTGGGATGCGGCAGGAAAGCTGGTGCTCACTAATGAGTCCCGGGTATTGTCAGACCTACAGACAATTGGAACGCCTGGCGCAAACGGCGGGATAAATATCGATCAGACACTTAGCGGGTCATGGGCTGTTGCACCTGCACAGCTTGGCCAGAGCATCGTTGTGAATAACTCAACCCAGCCTCCGACAGTTTATACCATTAATGCTTATTCGGCGTGCAGGTTTGACGGGGCCAATACAAGGATAAACGCAGGGGGGACCTCCACTGGTACAGGCTCTCCGGGAGGGGGAACGAATACTGGGATTTCCTTAACCGCGATAAATACAGCGGCCTATGACTGATTGATCGTTTTTGGCGATCAATAACTGATAATTGATCTATCCAATCAATTATACCCACCTCTTTCATATTGGTATTGTCTAAGTTCATGAATACCTCTGGATATCATCAAAATGATTAAGCGACTTATCTGTTTGGCTGGGGCTGTCATGCTTTCAGGCTGTGCTGGCGTACTCGAGAAACAGGGACCAGTTTGCAGCGGCACGGCCATCGTTGGTGGTCAGGAAAATACGGTTCAGATTTACGGTGTGCGCAAACAAAACAATCAGACGCAGTACCGGGCTGGATACCCATTCAGCTGGCGCTGGGTAAGTGCGAACACATTTACCGAAACAACCTGCAAATAACCCATAACGTTTAAATAAAACCTCGCCACGGCGGGGTTTTTTATTACCTGGAGATAATATGATTTATACCACTGGCACTATTGCCATCAGCGGAAATACCCTTACAGGTACCGGCACAAACTTTACTGCTGCGGGCTCACTTATTCGTAACGGCTGTACTGTTATCGCCCTGACAAGCCCGGCGCAGGTTTTCCAGATTACCGCGATTGGAAGCGCAACCTCTCTTACCGTTACGCCAGCTGCTAACCCTGCCGTACCTTCTGGATCTAAATACGCCATTCTTCTGAGCGACAGCCTTAGCGTTGACGGTCTGGCGCAGGACATTGCTGAAACCTTCACGATGTACCAGCGCTACATGAGCGGATTTGCTGATGTGATGAACGGTACTACAGACGTCACTATCACGATTAACGGTGTGGCCGTTACCGTACCGGGTCAGAAATCGCTGGCGAAGAAAGGGGCTAACAGCGATATAACCAGCCTAAGCGGCCTGACTACCGCGCTCAGTATCAGCCAGGGCGGTACAGGTGCAAAGAATGCTGCTGACGCTCGCACAAACCTCGGTTTGGGAAGTGCCGCCACCAAAGATGTTGGCCCCAATACTGGTAATGTCCTGGGAGTTGGATATTTTGGTTTCGGAACTCCAACTATTAACGTTTTAGGAAGTACAGAATCAGGGTTTTATGGTATTGACAGCTCTGGTACTTCCTGGGCGCCGCAAGCAGGATCTGGAATTGTATGCGGGTATGACCCAACTCGCCGACAGCAAATATTTACAGGAGTATCCGGCAATCTTTTTGTCAGGAACCTGGCTAGTGCTGCTATGAATACTCCTTCGTCCACCATTCCATGGACACAGATGCAGTCTGTTGGAACATCAGATATTAATTTTAAACACGTCAACGGCGATCTCGATGTTGCTGATTCTCTTGAAAACATCTGTCAAATGGAGTTTAAGCGATTCTACTATCTTGATGATGATGAGCAGACAGAGCGCCGTGGCGTAATTGCTCAGCAGATCGAACAAATCGACAAGCAATATGTTCACTCTGCTGAGGGCGTAGGGAAAATGACGCTCGACCTTAACCCGCTGATGATGGATGCCCTGGCAGCCATAAAGGCACTTAACGCAAAGGTAGTAGAGCTTAGTAAACAGGTTGATGAGCTAAAACAGGGTGGAGCTTGATATACCTGAAGACAGCATGTTGAAACTGCTTCGCTAAGAAAACCGCCGCCCGTCTTAAGAAAGAACTGGCGGCGGCTGGTTGCTCAGTGTTCATGCCCGAGCAAACGTGGGGAATATTAACCGAGTAAAATTTAAAGGCCAACCTGGCGAACTGTCGGAAACTCAGAAACCAGCCACATATCGGAATCTTCAAACATTTCCTCCAGCATGCGATTGAGCTTTTCCCGATCACTTTTGCTGGCGTCGCTGTTTAAAGCGTTCGCCTGCATCGGCTTCACCTTCACTTCGGCATCAGGGAAAATCTGGTGCACTCGCTTCGTTAGTTCAGCCAGGATGATCTCTCTGGCCCCTTGGAGCCCCTCAACATTTCGCTTGTCATAAACCAGTTCAACAAACATACCGATCCCCTCTTAAGTGAAAATTGCCTGTGCTTGATCTGTTTTCATAAAAATAATACTGTATATGCATACAGTCAATGTGCGAATGAGGGTTCGTTCATGCCTCGTCAACCGGATATTCGTGCTGCTTTTATTGCGGCCATAGAGCTTAACCCAAAGGGCTACCGCTATCTGAGGACAGATAGCTTCATTCAGAAGTTGAGGGGCTTTAACTGGCACTTTACTAGGGGTGATGCAAATTCGTGGATAGAGCGCAACCAGCCAGGTTTCGCTGACAAAACGACAGACGGCAGCGACAACCGTTATTGGATTTTACGCAATGTGGGGATGGCCCAGTAATGGGATTTGCATCACCTGCTAACGATTATGTCGAACGACAGCTATCGCCTGAAGTCATATGCAACATAGGCGCGGAAAGCAGAGTACTTGAAACTGATGTTGGCTTTGCCATCATTGAGCCTGCAGCGAAAAGCGCGCCCGGCGATGTGCTGCTCATTTTGTGCGACGGTCATACGCAGTTCGCCAAACTGATGGGTAAGGTGTTAATCACGGACGATGGCGAGGCGATAGAAGGCCCGGCACTGGAAGAGGTTGAGGTAATGGGGCATGGATGGGGCATAAAGTTACCGCGAAACGACGTTAGTTCATTGCACATGACAAATCGTATCGCGGCAACATAGCAGAAGTTACCGCACTTCAATCCAACATCAAGCCACTTCGTTAAAAGACTTAATAGTCTCCAGATGAAGATCGCCTGCAGTACGGGGGTACCGAGGAACGGGATCAGGGTAATGACGTCTTTACTGCTCAGTGAGCTACCGATCCCGAGCATGATCCCACAGAACGAGAGGAGTGCCACGGGCAGCATAAAGGTTTTACCCAATTGCTGGAAAAACTCCCACAGCGATATTTTTTGTGCTGCTTTCGCCGTCAT